AAACTGGGAACCGGTGGGTAGTACTCGACTCCGGAAACATTGATTAAAAACTACAATTATTGAGAGGGGGTGGGGGTTTGGACCACCGTAAAATAAGAAGGGAATTGATGCAACGCATTGATCGGAAATCTGCTGTTGAAAAAGAGAAAGTTGACCGTTATATCAGTCTTTTGGATGTATTTTACCAGCTTGACGAAATGATTACACCGGATAATGTGATGGTTGAAGTTAAGAATGGAAACCAGACTTATTGGAAGTCAAACCCCGCAATTGCTGAAAAAAACCGGATAAATTCAGCTCTAATTGCGCTTGAAAAGGACTTTAAACACACTGTTTTACCGAAAAGTCAGGCTGAAGTTGTCGACAAGCCACCTGAATCTTATTCAAAGAGTGATTTGTTATGATCCATCAGAAATATGTTGATGAGTACATTAATCTTTATGAGTCTGGTAAGATTCTGCTCAACAAAGAGCGTATCGCGCTGATTAAATATCTGAAAAAGTATGTCTTGTCTAATGAAGATTTGTACTTTGACGATGAAAAAATTGAAAATAAAATCAAGTTTACTGAAAAGTGGTTCTTCCCAACTGTGTTATATCAACGGTTCTTGGACGCTTTTTTATTTTTGTATGATTCTAATACTGGCGACATTTACTATGATGAGTTCCTTTACATCATGGGACGTGGTGCTGGTAAGAATGGCTATATATCAGCCACCGGCGCATATTTAATCAGCGATTTAAATGGCATTCCGAATTACAACGGTTCGATTGTGGCTAATTCGGAAGCGCAGGCTAAAACATCAATTGATGAGGTTTATAAGATTATCAGTGCCAATCCTGTGTTGCAGAAAGCATTCAACGCTAATAAATCTTACATTGAATCACGCACAACTCACTCAACCATGGTCTACCAGACTTCAAATGGTAAGACGAAAGATGGGTTGCGTGATGGTTTCGTAGTTTTTGATGAAATTCACCAGTACCAAGATGATTCCGGCGTTTCGGTTTATGAATCTGGGCTTGGTAAGATTCCAGAGTCGCGGCAATTTGAGATTGGTTCTGATGGTTATGTGCGTGGTGGCTACTTAGATGAAAAAAAGTCGATTGCGGTTCAGGTCATGGACGGTAAGCTGCCACCAAACACAATGTTTCCATTTTGGTGTCGCTTGGATAATGCAGATCAAGTTAACGATGAGGATAATTGGGAGATGGCCAACCCGATGTTGTCCAAGCCACTCACTAACTACGGTCAAACACTTCATCGGAAGATGAAAAAAGAATTTATGAAGATGCAATTTGAGACGTCCAAGCGTGAGGAATTCATGACCAAGCGGATGAACTATCCAATTGAAGATTTGGAACGTTCAATTGCACCTTACTCACAAATCAAAGCCACTGATCAGGTAATTCCTAATTTAGATGGTCGGGAAGCAATTGGCTCTGTTGACTTCGCGTCAATTCGTGATTTTACGGCTAATGGATTAACTTTTAAGCGAGATGGCAAACAGTATTTTATTAGTCATCAATTCGCACGCCGACAATTTGTTGATAAGTTTTATGCTTATTCCGCTAAACCACAGGACCGCCCCCAGTCTGCTCCTCCTATTGCTGAATGGGAAGGCCACGGGTTAATGACTATTGTTGATACCCCCACAATTGACCCACAGACAGTTGTGGATTGGTTTATTGAGCAAAGAAAAGAATATGTTATTAAGAAGGTCGTCATGGATAACTTCCGTGCCGACCTTTTGCGCAAATTCTTCGAAGATGCTGGCTTTGAGGTAGTCGTTATCCGTAATCCGACCGCTATTGATGGTTTACTAGCGCCGCGGATTGAAACGGGGTTTGCTAACCACCAATACATTTGGGGAGATAATCCGCTGCTCCGATGGAATACCCAGAATGTCCTGGTAACTACTGATGTTCGTGGCAATAAGAAGTATGGAAAAAAAGAAGAGATTCGCCGCAAGACCGATGGTTTTAAAGCATTTGAATATGGTCAGTATTTGGTTGACCAGTTGCCAGATTATTCGACCAGTGAATCACTTGATATGTTGGCTGACATTGATTTCTAAACGAAGGGAGGTGAACCGATGAGTGTAATTAATAGCTTCTTTGATTTATTTACACGTCGCAAAGATTCAAGCTTTGTGTATGATCTAGATTTGTTCCAGGATACAAAGAACCGAGTTTACTTAAAGCGAATGGCGATTGACACCGTGATCAATTATGTTGGTCGCACCGTCAGCCAATCGGAGTTTCGAGTGATGGATAAAGGACTGCCAGTCAAAAATGATATGTACTACAAACTGAATGTGCGGCCGAACTCCGATGAATCAGCCAGTGATTTTTGGCAGCATTTAGTTTACCAGCTAATTTACTACAACGAAGTGTTGGTTATTCAGGACGATAGTAATAACTTATTGATTGCGGACAGTTTTGCCCGTCATGAATATGCCGTCTATGAAGATACGTTTAGTGATGTGACAGTCAAAAATTACACGTTTAAGCGCACTTTTGCTATGTCTGATGTAATTTACCTAAGATACTCTAACGACAAGCTAGAGCACTATCTGACGGGTCTGTGGGGTGACTATGGTGAATTATTTGGACGAATGTATGAGTTAGAGCTGCGTAATAATCAGATTCGAGCCACGGTTAAAGCTGATTTAACTACTGGAACCAATGATGAGAAGCAAAATAAGTTGCAAAAGTTTATCAATAAGATTTTTGAATCCTTTAGTAAGAATTCTGTGGCAGTAGTTCCGTTGACCAATGGGTTTGAATACAACGAAGTTTCGAATGGTGTAGGAAAAAATCAGGCCTTTGATGAAAGTAATAATGTTCTGTTGGCGTTCATTGATCACGTTGCACGCTTGGTGGGTGTTCCCCCAGCATTAATTCACGGTGAAACCGCTGAAAGTAGTGATAACCAGGAATTGTTTAATAAGCAATGTCTGGGCGCGCTACTGAATAAGATTCAGAATGAACTTAATTCGAAATCGTTTAGCCAACGAGATTATTTGAAACGCGGGCGCCAAATTGAGGTTATTGGAATCAACCGGCCGACCCTAATTGAGCTAGCGGAACAAATTGATAAGCTAGGTTCGTCCGGGATGGTTACACAAAACGAAGTTCGTCATGCAGTTGGGTTACCACCGCGTGAAGACGGTGACCAAATAGTGATGACTAAGAATTACACAATGAAAGGTGGTGATAATAATGACAACGAAAATTAATGTTAAAGGCCCAATCATCAGTAATGATGATAAGTGGCTCTATGACATGTTGGAAATGGACAGTACTGCACCAAAGGATGTGCTTGATGTTTTACCATCTGACGGTTCAGATGTTGAGGTAGATATTAATTCTGGCGGAGGCCTTGTGGATAGCGGCAATGAAATTTATACGGCATTGAAGGCTTATAAAGGCAAGGTGACAGTGAATATCGTTGGGACTGCCGCAAGTGCTGCGTCATTAATTGCGATGGCTGGTAACCCGACTCGTATTAGTCCAGTTGGTCAAATCATGATTCATAATGTTCAAGGCGGATGGGTTGGAGATTACCGTGCACAGGATAAATTATCTGAAATTTTGAAACAAGCAAACGAAGCGGTGGCCAATGCCTATCAATTAAAGACCGAGCTTTCAATGGATGATGTTTTATCGAAGATGAACGATGAAACATACCTGAATGCTGACGAAGCTAAAGAGTTAGGATTCGTTGATGAGATTATGTTTGATGATAAAAATATTCAGTTAGTTGCCGATGGTGGGTCTGGTTTATTACCAAAGTCTGCAATTCATAAGATTAAAGAATTATTGAATGAGAAAAAGTCTGAATTAACTGATGATGACGTTACGCGAATCTCAGATTCCGTTGCACAAAAACTAACAGTTAAAACACCAAAGCAAGCGGGAAAACCATTTAATCCGTTTGCTTTTTAATTTAGAAAGAAGGAATTTTAATGACTTTAAAATTTAATACAAAGGCATTTTCAAACTTTGCCGAAAAGCGTACTGCATATGCTGACTTAGTGAAAACAGCCGCTAAGCCGGAAGACCAGGAACAAGGTTTTAGCGACATGATGGATGCTTTAGGTGAAGACACAATGGCTGAAATCAAGAACCAAGTTCATTTACAAACTGAAGATTACTTAGACGCACACCGTCACGATCCTAAGATGACTAATGAAGAAGTTAAATTTTTCAATGAAATCAAGACTGACACTGGATTCAAGGAACCTAAGTTGTTGCCTGAAACTGTGGTTACTGAAGTATTCGATGACATGGTTCAACAACATCCATTACTTCAAGCAATTGGTTTAGTTAATCAAGGTATTAGCTTGAAGATTATTCAATCTGATGCAACTGGTGTGATTGGCTGGGGAAAAGTGTTTGGCGAAATTACTAGCCAATTGGATGCTAAATTCAATGAAACAAAGGCTGACCAATCCAAAGCAACCGCATTCTTGGTATTACCAAAAGACTTGTCTGATTTTGGACCATCATGGATTAAGCAATATGTGATCACCCAAATCACTGAAGCTTTTGCGGTTGGCGCCGAAACTACATTCTTAACTGGTGACGGTAATGATAAGCCAATTGGTTTGAACCGGTCAGTTAAAGAAGGCGTAGCCGTAACTGGTGGTGCTTATCCTGAAAAGACTTCTAGTGG